GCCCAAAGGGATCCAACAGGCCCTTGGGGGATACGGCGCCGGCCGCGATGCAATCGCAGCCATGCATGCTCGTCTGCGCAAAGCTGCGGGAATTCTCGCAGAGAAGCGTGACATGAACACTGTGTTCGTGGCTCACGCCGACACCAGCCGCATCGAGCCGCCGGATGATGATGCGTACATGCGCTACACGTTGCGCCTGCACGAAAAGTCGATGCCAGCCTATGTCGATGACGTCGATGTGGTCGGGTTCCTGAAGCTTGAGACTTTCACGACAGGTGAAGGCGAGCGCAAGAAAGCGATCTCTGACGGCACGCGCGTGTTGATCACGCATGCGACCGCAGCGAACGTCTCAAAGAACCGCTTTGGCATCACTGAACCCATCAACGTCGAGATCGGCGTTAATCCCCTGACTGCTTACATTGGAGCCCTGAAATGAGTGACTTCTGGAATTTTGAACCATCCACCAACGGCGAATTCGAAATGGGCGGCGGTGACATCGCGCCGATCCCGGCGGACACGTCGTGCCTTGCCGCGATTGACGAGGCGAAGTGGGACGAGAAAGACGGCGCGCGTTATATTTCGTTGCGCTGGAATGTTCTCCAGCCTGCTGAATATAAAAACCGCAAGGTGTTTCAGAAGCTTTGGGTTGCGGATCCTGACCCGAAGGCGAAGGACGCCGAGAAGAAGCGTGAGAAGGCCAAGCGCATGCTGGCCGCGATTGACCAGAACGCCGGCGGCAAGCTCCGCGCGGCGGGTGTTGAGCCGACAGAAACGTCGCTTGGCAATGCGTTGATCAACAAGCCCATGGTCATCAAGGTGATGCAGTGGAAGATCGAAGACGGTGCTGAGACGAAAGTCGGCAACTGGATCGGCGCTGTGTCAGCCAAGAAGGGCGCAGCTCCTGTGAAGACAGAAGACGCGCCGTTTTAAGGAATTGCGGTGGCGGACCCTTCTCGCGTCACTGCAAAGCACCTGAGCAAGTGTAAAAACTGCTCACCCAATTAAACGGAGCCCAGACCAATGATGACAGATCGCGCACAATACATACTGCTTCACAATAACATCGAAGATTATCGGCAACTTGCCAACATGAGCTGGTTGGAGTGCATGTTTTGGGACAACTGCGGGATAGGAACTTTGCGTGAGTTTCGTGAAGCTCTTGCAAGTGAAGGATTGAAGTTCAAACACGATGACAGCTTACAAGCATGGTTGGAACTAGGCCCTTCTAGATATGTAAATAGAAAACTTGCGGCATCGTTGAAAAAACCTGTCGCGCCCATCGAAGAAAAAGTCACTCTCCGCGATCAGTTCGCGATGGCTGCGCTGACTGGCTTGCTGGCGAACCCGAAGCTTCAAGAACACATTCTAAAAACAGGCGGGTCTATGGGCGGCTGGATTGAAGAATCCGCATGGTCTTGGGCAGGCGCAATGATGGAGCAACGCAAATGATCGACCTTGATGAAATCGACCGTGATCCGTGGCCGACGTATCCTGTAAACAAGAAGGATCTGCATGAGCTTCATGATCTCGTGACGAAGCTGATCAAGCGCCTTGAGCATTTGGAATCAGCATTGCTTCAGATCACAGACACGCCGCCTTTCGGTCAACCGCAGGAAATCGCCCGCAAAGCACTGCGAGGCATAAAATGACAGAGGGCAATTATTCCAGATCCGCTTTCACGCCTCCCCCGGCAATCGTTGGTTATTGGAAGATGCCTTGTGGAACCGTGTCATTTGCAACGACATCTGAGCCGCGCTGGCTGACACGGTTTCTCATGAAGCACCTGATGCAATGGGAATGGAGGAGCGCATGAGCGAGAACTTCATCTGGGTCCGCTGTGGCGACTGCGAGCATAGGTGGATTGCTGTGCATCTGCCTATGACGATTGAGAAAGCTGAAACGATCCTGAGACGGCTGATCTGCCCTAAATGTGCGAAGATCAACAAAATTTATATGTGCGAGGGCGTGTGATGACCGATGACGAAATATCAAAAGCGGCGCGTGATGCGTTCACACATGGCACAGGCTTCATGCGCGATGGCAAGCATGTGCCGACGGAAGATGTGTATATGACAGTAGAAGATGTTGTGACCGACGATCTTGTAAAGCGGCTGCGCGAAGAGATTGCTGTTTTCGGATGCCCTACTAAAAGGCGTAATCCAGATGGGCCAGAAGCCGCCGACCGAATTGAGAGCCAGATGCAACTCATAGGCGCGTCTGGCGAAGCTATTGGAGCAATGCTTGCGCGCATTGAGAAAATGGAAGAGGCGCTGCGGCGCATTTCAGATGACGGCAACTGGGGGCCGGATGGATGCTGGGACGCAGCCAGCTATCCAGATGAGATTGCCCGCGTTGCACTCGGGGAAGAGGAGGAAGAGGACGATGTCTGATCTTGTGACGCGGCTGCGTATTGGCGTTCCGACAATAGAAAAATGTTACGAGGGCGCCAGTCGCATTGAAGAACTGGAATTGCTGATCAACAGAGCAGCCGCTGATGCGGAGATTTCAATTTTGGTCGGCACTCCAATGCACCTCGACTGGTTGAAAGACGCTCACGCTGCACTGGAGAAGAAAGATGACCAAGCATGATTGTTCTAAAGACGGGCATGGTTGGTTTGACGACCCAGAAAATGGAATGATCTGTGTTTACTGCGATATGGAATATGATGTGTTGAAATTGATTGATCGGATTGAGCAACTGGAAGCGGCGCTGCGAGAGAAAGACAACATCGCCTACATCATTGATAGTCACGGAATGACGCATGAATGCTTTACGATTATCTACAGGGAGAAGAAAGATGGATGAATACGATATGAGCATCCATACCAATCCAGACGCTATGGCATGGGCAAAGTTTTTTGTAGAACGCACAAACAAATTGGATCGTGACGCCTTCCGTGATGAGGGGTTTATGGTTGGATGGTTTGCAAATGCCATGATGGCGATGCACGACCATTTAACAGGTAACGGAATTACGGTTCTTGATGATGGATCAGCTTTTTTTACAGCAACCGTTCCAGCCCGCGCCGCACTAGGGGAGAAGAAAGATGGATGATTTTCCGAACCAACTCCGCAAGCAGTTTTCAATAGACAGGATTCTTGAGAACCCCGCTTTCGTCGCGGCTGTTTATGTGAATGAGCGCGACCATGCTGCTGACATCATTGAAGACCAGCAGAAACGCATTGAGCAACTGGAAGAGGCGCTGTTGAAGATGCATGAATATACAATGGCATTTGATGCAAGGCAGATTTTGCTTAAAGCACTAGAGGAGAAGAAAGATGGAACAGCGCAGTAAGGAATGGTTCAAGGCCCGAGAGGGCCGCGTCACTGGATCAAGCGTTGGCGCGATCTTGGGCTATTCGCCGTTCATGGCGCCAGACGATGTCATGCGCCGCATGGTGCGCGAGTATCACGGCGCGGAATCTGAATTCAAAGGCAACGCGGCCACGCAGTGGGGCACGATCAACGAGCCCGGCGCTTGCGTCGAGTATGAAATGGAAACAGGCGTCAAGGTCGAGTTGTGCGGGTTTTATACCTATGAGCACTGGCTCGGCGCCTCGCCTGACGGTCTGATCGGCAGCAATGGTCTGGTTGAATTCAAGTGCCCCTACAGCATGCGTAAGGGCGAGGGCCGTTTCAAGACGGCGCTGGAACAGTTGCACTATTACGCCCAGATGCAGATCCAGATGTTCATCACGGAAAGGGACTTCTGCGACTTCTATCAGTGGTCGCCCGGCAAGACGCAGTTGGAAGTTGTGAACCGCGACGAGCAGTTCATCAACAATATGCTGCCGCGTTTGAAAGAATTCTACGAGGCGTATCTTGAAGAGATAAAGCACCCAGAGCGCCACCTTGCGCCAAAGCGTGCGGAGTTGAGCGCGCCTCAGATCATCGCCGAGTATGACGACACGATTGAGGCGATCAAATTGTATGAGGAACGCAAGAAAGAACTTCTGGCGAAACTGGTCGAGATCGCCGGCAACAAGGATGCATTGTTTGGCACACGCAAGCTGACGCACGTTCAGAAGGCTGGCAACGTAGGCTATGCGACGATTGTGAAAGAGCACCTGCCCGACTTCGACGTTGAACCTTATCGCGGCAAATCCGTCGAATACTGGATGTTGAGCAATGGGAAAGAGAAGTAGCTTCGAACACAAGCCGATGAACTTCTATGCCACGCCTGACGCGGCGGTGCGGCCGCTGCTGCGGCATTTGCCGAAGGGCACGCTCTATTGCGAGCCCTGCGCCGGCGAGGGCCACCTGATCGGCTCTCTGCTGACGCTGGGCGGCCATCACTGCATCGCCGCCTACGACGCCCAGATCGGCCCGTGGAAGAAAATTGATGCGGCATGGTTAATGGAGGAAGATCTGTGCGGGGCCGAGATGATCATCACGAACCCGCCGTGGGATCGGCCAGTGCTGCACCAAATTATCGAGCGTTGTTCGGCACTTAGGCCAACATGGCTGCTGTTTGATTCGGACTGGATGTTTACCAAACAGGCTAGGCCGTACCTGCGCTACTGCCACAAGATCGTGTCTGTGGGCAGGGTGAAATGGTTTGGAAAAATCGCTGGTAAAGATAACTGCGCGTGGTATCTTTTTGACAGCCCAACAAACGAGACCAGATTCTTCAACACATGACCCGCCCCCTTTACGAAACAGATGACGACAAACAAAAAGAAGCACAGGTCGCTGAGACCCTTGCATCTCTTTGGTTGTGCGATGTCATTAAAATGAAACCAGCCTGCGTGGTTGATTACGCCATCAAGCGCAGCGGCAAAGTTGTCGCGGTGATGGAGATCAAGTGCCGCAATTATACATATCAGCAGCTTCATGAGATGGGCGGCCTGATCTTGAGCGCGCACAAGCTTCAAAGCGCAAAGGCGTGGACCGATACGCATAAAGTTTGGTTTGTGCTGGCTATTGGTCTGCCTGACGGAATTTATGCGACCACATTCAGTGGCGTTGAGTGGCCAGTTTTCGATCTTGTAATCGCCGGGCGTTACGACCGTGGCGACAAGCAGGATACGGAGCCGTGTGGCCTTATCCCGATGGGGAGGTTCGCCAAATATGCTTAGACCCTACCAACAGGAAGCCCACGACAAGATCGTGGCATGGATCCGCAAGACCACAGAGCCTTGCATGATCGAGGCCGCCACAGGCGCCGGCAAGAGCCACATCATCGCGGAACTGGCAAGAACTGTGCGCAAGCTTAGTAATAAGCATGTGCTGTGCATCGCGCCATCGAAAGAGCTGGTCGAACAGAACCATGCCAAATACCCCGAGGAAGCATCGTTTTTCTCGGCCAGCGTCGGCATCAAGTGCCGCGAGCACCCGGTGGTTTTTGGCACGCCGCTGACGGTTCTGAACAGCATTGATAAGTTTGGCGAAGAGATCGGCATGATCATCATTGATGAATGCCACGGCATCACGCCGACGATCCGCAAGATCATTGGTAAAATCCCGAACCCAAACATGCGGGTTGTAGGCATGTCCGCCACGCCTTACCGGCTGGGCAGCGGTTATGTGTTCAAGCAGTGGGAAGACGGTAGAAAAGCTGGCGAGAACGCTTTCTTCACGCGCTGCGTGTATCGGATCCGGGCGCACGAATTGATTGATCAGGGATACCTGACTCGCCCGGTCGTGGGCAGTTTGAATGCTGACGCTTATAGCACCAAGAACATGAAACTGAACAGCATGGGCCAGTTCGATGCGGCTGACATTGATCGTGCTTATCATGGTCAGGGCCGCAAGACGGCGCGGATTATTGCCGACATTGTGGCCCAGTCGCAGGATCGCAAGGGCGTCTTGATCTTTGCGGCGACGGTGCGCCATGCCAATGAATGCTTGGAAAGCTTGCCGCCTGAACTGTCGGCGATTGTGACGGGCGAAACGCCGAAGAAAGAGCGTGAGGCCATACTGGCGGCGTTCAAAGCGCAGAAGATCAAATACATCGTCAACGTGTCGGTGTTGACCACTGGCTTTGACGCCACGCATGTGGATGTGATCGCCATGATGCGCGCAACAGAATCAGTCGGCCTGATGCAGCAGATCATCGGGCGCGGGCTGCGTCTGCATGAGGGGAAGGAAGACTGTCTTGTCCTCGACTATGCGGAGAACATCGAGCGCCATTGCCCGGATGGTGACATTTTCGACCCGACCATTGAACCAAAGAAGAGCAAGAGCGATGCGGAAAATCTGGAATGCATTTGTTCAACGTGCGAA